TGGCATGACATTCCAGCCAAAGAGAATTGGCTTCAGGTCTTTTTGGGTAGCTGGGTTGCCGTCATGGTTCATCGGCTTAGTCTTTAGGAACACCATCTCGCCAGCCACGTCATGGTATGGAAAGACAACGTCCGAGCCGCGATGGCTGATCGTCTCGTATATCTTCCACCTAAAACAGATCTCTCCAACGTCACTGAAACCTCTACCTTCCATATAGCTATGGAGGTTGGGTGACATGTCAGCCTTCTCAGGAAGTTGTGGTTTTTGGTAGGTCTTTTTTTCCACCGCGCTAAATTTTTTAGACGGCTTACTGTCCCTAACATTGCAACGCTTCTTCGCCCAGTCCATTGCCTCAACAAGGCTCAAGCCCTGACAATGCATAATCAGGTCAAGCATGTCACCGCCTTCACCTGTAGCAAAGTCCATGTACTTACCGGACTGCTCACCGTGAAGGTAGACCGACATTGACCTGCCCTTCTCGCCGCCGATAGACCCCACTTTATAGCAGCCTGATTCAATCTTGCCCTCGGGATAAAGCTCGGCACAAATGCCTGTTGCTTGATCGCCAAGGGCTTGTACTAATTCGCGGATCTCCATTATTTGATCGCTCCCAAAATGTCATCGTTTCGTTTTTTATTTTTAAACTGCTGAAGTGCAGCCCAGTCAGGATCGCCTATGCGCTGCCATGTACCTCGGGCAATGGCGTAAGACACCAGCTCGCTTATATCAAAGCCAGCCTTAACCATGATCTCGAAGTCTTTTGTTTGTCGGGTGATAGCAACCTGCGACGGTGCCCGATTGTTTTTCTGCTTATGCTCCCACCACAACAGCCAAGACTGTTTAGGAACACCTGAAGGAGTTGAGCCGCTTAGTTGTTCTTTCCAATTTAGTTTTTCTTTACTATTGTTTTTCTTAGCTATAGTTGTTCTTTGTTCGCAATTTTTGTGATCTTGGTTTTCGAGATCTTGGTTTGTAAGATCTTGGTTTTTGCGATCTTGGTTTTCGCGATCTTGCGTGTCATATACGAGCCAGTCCCACGTTGTCTTACCGTCGGCGTCACGACCATTTACCCGCTGGATGTAACCCGCAGCGCTCAGTTGATTAGTGATGTTTGTAACTTTCCCTGTCGATATTCCAAATACCTTTGCTATCTGGCGGTTACTGACAGTCCAAGATTCTGAATGTGACAGCAGGTAGCACAAAACGCCCAGAGATTCTGGCTTGAGGCCATCTGCCCTTTCATATACACTGCCGCCGCCTCGCAGCAGGGCGTTCGGGATTTTGGTGTAAGTGTCTGAGATCTGCGCTCGCCGAAAGATCATTCTGCTTCCATGTTGTAATAGTTTTTCATTCTAATGATGCATTATCGGTTTAGTGGTAACAATTTGCAAATGAATTAACCGAATCAGTCTATTTTTAATTTAAAAGTTGAAATTTGCTGAAATGAGGCGTATGGTGCGTTTGAATTGGGCTTTAATTCACTATGTAATAATTAAAAAAGGAGTATCTTCAAATGCAAGCCAACAAAGAATTGTCAAAGCCAGAAAGATCGGTACTTTTTAATAACATGCTGGAGAAGGCAGGCGTCGCGTCTTGGGGCAGAGCAACTTCATTAAGTACCGAGTTAGGCGTATCACAAGCAACCGCGTCCGGTTGGCTAAGTGGTAGCCTCCCACGGGATTGCTCCTCTTTCTTGCAGTGCGCCGACGTTTATGGACTTGATCCGTATGAGTGGGTTTCTGGAGTGCCTAGAGGTAAGGCGTTGAGTATTGAAAAGCTTGAGCGTATTTTGGCTAGAGTGTCTCGGCATGAATCTGAGTCAAGCAGAAAGCTGACCCCAGAAACTGCGGCAAAGCTGGTTGTGATGCTTTATAGCGATGAAGACAAAGCAGAGTACTTGCTCCAAAATTACCACCTACTATCCTCTTTATGACTAAAAAGGAAAGGCAGATGTCCAAGACAGAAGATATACCGATTGCGAACAGGAATTTACGGCGAATCTGGGAGGTAAAAAAGGGCGTTAGAGGATTCATTCAAGTGGATGCCGCTGCTGAACTCGGCTGGACGCAAAGTGGGCTGTCGCATTATCTAAACGGGATTACCGAAATCAACGCCCCCGCCGCCATCAAGTTAGCTAACTTTCTGAATGTTGATCCGATTGAGATTGACCCGAATATTGAAAGCAGTTTACCCAATGTCCGAAAGGTATCGATCAGCTATACCTCAGATAACGCGAGCAACAAACAATTCAAGACGATGTACATCCGAGACGATATTGAAAGTTTTTATGTTGAAATCGTTGGGGACCGCCACTTAGAAAATCATCCAGACGTTGTTCTGATCAACAGTTTGGAAAAAAGCATAACGGGTTTTGCTGTGTGCTGTCTGCCAGAATTGTACAAGGAAAATACTCTTGTCGCTGTGCGTCTGAAAGAAGAAAAGATTCTTCGATTTTACCTCAAATCCGAAACCCCTCCCTCCGACTCGATAGGCACAATCTGGGCTGTTATCAGCATGAACTACCAATAACCACGATAGCGTAAGAGCTTTTCTGTCGTGGCGGCATACCATTTATGTGCTGGCATACATTACTTAAAATCACTTAACTAAAAACCTAACGATCTTTAAGATGCGCGACCACTCACAGAGGTCGCCATGATAACTTACATGTTAATTTTCACGTTCATTTCTCTCGCTGCAATTGCCAAAGATGATATCTAGAATATTCTTATCACCAAAAAAACTATCGGAAAAATAGAGCTATTTAAATGTATACAAATAAAAATCCTTTGTTATACTCAAGTTAGATTATTAGTCGCCGTACTAGTAGTGACCGTACTACCAAAGACAGGTTTGATTGTTTTATCATTCACCTCCGCATATCTCCTCAGCATGATGAATTTCAACTATTATATAAAATAAACGCTATTAGCGTTGATTCTGACTATCAGGTAGTGCATAATCGAATTTAACATATGCACTTATGGAACTTTAAATGGCTGATGTAACAAGGAAAGAAGTTTGGGATACCCTTTCTCAAACAGATTATGAACCGCATGTAATTACTGACAGCGAAGGTATTAAGCTTCTTCAGGCAATGTCTGCACACTCTCTAATGATGAGTGTTTACCCAGACTACACTTATGAGTTTATTCAGGATGGCTATGGCCGTGACCTGCATTATCTCGAAGACGGAAGTGCTGAGGTCAGGCTTACGATGACCGTCGCTGGCAACACTAAGGCTGTGTCTTTGCCAATTCACCGCAACATGCAAGCCATCAAAAACCCGTCAAGCTGGGATCTAAACACCGCAAAGCAGCGTCTGCGAGTGCGGGCTATGGGTGAGTTTGGTCTTGCTCACGACCTTTGGATCACAAAGGCTGATAACGAGCCTGTGTTTGCTGAAGAGCCTCCAGCGGTTGTGCCAGACGCCACGCAGGCTGACGAGTATTGGGCAGAGGCTGATCTTAAATCTTGTTTGAATGTCAGAGCGCTTGATCGAAAGCACAGTCGCTATCTGAATGCGCTGAGGACTAGCAAAATTCAGGACAACCCTTACGCAAACGAATACCTAAAGCTCAAAGCTTTGCTGGAATCTGCTGAATGAGTGCTGAAATTCAGGGATCACCAGAGTGGCATGAAGCTCGTAGGCTTCCAGAGCCAGCGTCGGCAATTGCTGCCCTGACTGGCGAGCATCCGTACCTCACTGTCCCCAAGTACATTCGCCAGCGAGTGCGCCAGTTAGCGCGTGTTGAGTCTGAGTTTGTGATGGTTCCAGCCGTCGAGCATGGACAGCTGATGGAGGACACCGCACGGCGATTTCTAGAGAAGCTTATCAACGTCAAGGTTCGAGAGACTGGATCTGTGGTACATCCTGAATATGACTTTATTCAGGCGTCAGCCGATGGTTTGATCGGCCTCGACGCCTGCTGTGAATTTAAGTGCCCTTACCCTTACTACACAAAGCAGCCGTACTCGATATTCGATAAGAAGCGAAGCATGTACTTGACGCAGGTGTATATGCAGATGGAGTGCCTCGATGTTGATGAATGCCACTTCATTTGCTACCTCGCGAAAAGTAAAACAGCAGAGCCGCAGTATACCTACGAGCTAGTTAAGCGTCCCGATAACTGGCTGGGCGAGCTTCTTGACGGCAAGCTTTTGCCGACGCCTGCATCTGGAAAAGTGTCTCGCATCGACCTGTATAGAGAGTGGCATGAGTTTATTGTTGCCGAGTATGAGGATGAGGGCCGCAGAAAGAAGCATGTTGAACCGGTAGACAAAGCCAAGGCTGTGGCTGGTGACACCGACTTGGATCTCTTGACT